CGTACAACCTCACATCTGAAGAATCTAGGAATAGTCAACCAGCGATCATTTTCTCCATTTACACCAGGAAGCATAGATTGACGCAATTCCTGAATAATCTTTAGGATTGTTGTTGCTTCGCTTTGGTTGCGAGGTGCAAGATCAAATGTAAATGAGTGGGAACGATATCTAACGCCCTTAAATACTGTCTCTTCGTAGGGATTAAAGATCTTCTTCTTTGACAGAGCAACAAGAGCATTCTTATCGAGGTTACCAGACACACCAGCAGCGCCCATAAGACCGTTAAAACCGCCTGCGATAGCACTGAATGCTACTTCTGGTTTTGCACCTTCTGCAGCGGTCTGAAGTTTTGCTGCAAGACCTTCTGTAGAACCGTTATTTACAGCATCCATCAAAAAGTCACCAAATGGACCAAGAGCAACTTTATTGTAATCTGTGCTATACTGCTCGTTCAGATCATGAGGAAGGTACAGATAAATAGTCTTGTAGATAGCATCTGCATTTCCTGCAAAGTTGGTTCCACCTTTGCCACCTGAACCTACATTATTGTATGGATTACCTTTGTCGGAATCATAAATCGTGAATTTTAGATAATCCACGGCTTTGGATTTCCAAGTCAAATCCCCCTTAATGGATGTTTCGTTTCCATTGGGTCCTCTGGGGGTTATAAGAGGGTAAATAAGTCTATTCTCTGAAGACTTCTTTTCCTCTTTCGCATTGTTTGCAGCTGGAGTTTGGGGCATGAGTTATTCGGGTCGTTATAAACCATCAAATACACATAAGTATAAAGGAGATCCTACAAATATTATTTATAGGTCTTTGTGGGAAAGAAAGTTCATGGTTTGGTGTGACAAAAATGAAAACGTCCTGGAATGGGGCAGCGAAGAGATTATTATCCCCTACATTAGTCCTGTTGATAATAGGGTTCATCGTTATTTTCCAGACTTCTATGTGCGAGCAAGGACCAGGGACGGAAGGATTAAGAAGCTCATTGTCGAGGTTAAACCAAAGTCGCAAACTGCTCCCCCCAAAAAGCAAAAAAGGATTACAAAAAAGTATTTAACAGAAGTTAAAACATATGCTGTCAATGATGCGAAGTGGAAGGCAGCAAAAGAATATTGTGCTGATAGAAGAATGGAGTTCGTGATACTCACCGAACGAGAGTTAAAGGTATGAGCATCTTTAAGGACATAAAAGATCTTGCAGGAGACAAGAAGAAATCTAAGGATTGGTACAGATCTCAACTTATGTATGGTTTGGAAGATTTTTCTGGTGACTTTAAGGTTGGTGATGTTATCTTCTATAGTTATAGTGCTGCAACAAAAGATCTTCATTACTATGATAGATATCCAATGACATTAGTCACAGATATTGATACCAACAATCTACAATTCTCTGGTGGAAATCTGCATTATCTCAGACCAAGTGGTAGACAATCCGTAGCAAAAATGTGGGGTAATGGAAGTGTTGCTTACCCTATGGTTTGTCACCATAAATATTTCATGTCTAATGCTAGTAATATAAAGATAGTGAGACCTGTGGATCTACAGGAGATGATTCCACTCCCAGTAGAACAATTTGTTGTTAATGTAGCAGGTAGGCTTGTAGAAACCCCCAGCAGTTTTATCTGGAGTCGTAGTTAAATGGCGCTTCGCAATCCAAATAGTTTCAGGCAGTTTAGAGAGTTAGTTGCGACTAATCTCCTGGAGCCAGCAACTTCTAACTTATATGAAGTGAGGATTCCTCCTTGTGCTGCGATGATGCAAAACTCTCCTATCTATTTTCTGAGAGAAGCACAACAAGCAATTAACTTCTTTGCATCATCTGTTACAGTCCCTAGCAGGGCAGTGACGACAAGTGAGATTAATGATTTTGGTATGATGCGTAGATTTGGTTCTGGTCAGACCAACTCTCAAATCAATATGTCATTCTTAGTCACTAAGAATAATATTCATAGAGATTTCTTTGAGAGGTGGTGCCATTATGTTGCATCGGATTCTGATAATACAGTAGGGTTTTATGATGAATATGTGACCGATATGGAGATCATCAAGTGGGAAAGAGGTTCTAACTTGGTTATGAGTAAAAAGGTAGGTGACAATCAATATAAGACGACTACGACACAAGCAACTGCAGTATACAAACTGTATGGTGCATTTCCATCAAATATTAGCACTTTGACTTTTGATAATGAGCAGACTAATTTGCTGCAATTAGACGTACAATTCTTCTTTGAGCGTTATCGATTCGATACTGTCAATCTACAAACACTTCGCTATGAAGGTCCAGACTGGGATCAGCGTCAAAATACTCTGAGTGAAGGTGAGCTGGAGCAAAAAGCAGCATACTCACAAAACTCTGGTGTCAGTGGATATGCTGGTGCATAACCGCATAAATAATTTTATCGCTATTGGAATATTATGCCTTTACCTAAACTTGTAGTGCCTGAATATGACTGCAGATTGCCTGTCAGCGGTACAAAAGTAAACTATCGTCCTTTCCTTGTAAAAGAGGAAAAACTTCTCTATCTCGCCATGGAATCCCAAGACGAGAAGGAGATGATGAAAGCAGTTAAAACTATCCTAAAATCCTGTACGGATGTGAAGGATGTTGATAAACTTGCTACATTTGAGATTGAGTTTCTGTTCTTGCGTATTCGTGCAAAGGCAGTCGGTGAAACAAGTGAATTTAAGATCACTTGTCCTGATGATGGCGAGACAATGGTGACTGTAGAACTGAACTTGGAAGAAGTCGATGTGGTGATTCCCAAAACCCATCGCAAGATTATTTCCCTAGGTGATGTAAAAGTCGAAATGAGGTATCCTTCTCTCAGCGCATTTGTGGAGAGAAATATGAAAGATACTCCCACTGTAGAAGATGTATTTGATCTTGCTGCAGATTGTATCGACAAAGTTTATGAGGGTGATGAGTGCTACGATAGTTTTAGTAAAGCAGAGGCACTGGAGTTTATTGAGAACATGAATCAGGATCAATTCCAGAAGATTCAGGAGTTCTTTGAGACTATGCCCAAACTGTCTCACACACTGAAGGTTACTAATCCCAAGACTAAAAAAGTTAACGACATTCTTCTGGAGGGTCTTGCCGCTTTTTTCGCATAGCATTAATGCATGATAGTCTTGAGAACTACTATAAGACTAATTTTGCATTGATGCAACATCACAAATACAGTCTTACTGAACTTGAGAATATGATGCCTTGGGAACGTGATGTGTATATCAACCTTCTAATTGCTCATCTGCAAGAAGAAGAACGTCGTCGTAATAAATCCTCCAATAACACACAGTTCGATCTCTAATGGCAGAAGCCACAGTCAGAAAGTTTGTATCGGTCAAGCCGATTGTAGGTGATAGTGACCTAGAGAAGCAGATTCGCTCTCTTAACGTCGCCTACAATCGCATGGGCGGTGCTCTGACTGGCATTGGATCAAGTCTACAGAACTTTGCTGGTCTAGTAAAGTTCCATGGTGAGTTCCTTAAGGATACTCACGAAAGAATGGTAGAGCAGATGAAGGGAGAATCTTCCGAAACTGCTCAAGCCCAGAGAGATCTTCTGGGAAAAGAAAGGAAAGAGAAAGGAAGAAAGCAAGACGAGAAAGCAGAAGCAGATCAGGAGAAGCAAAAGAAAGAAGGAGAAGAAGCAGGTAAGAAGCAAGATAAGAAAGAATTCAGTTGGTTAGAGAAATTTCTTAAACCACTTGCTCCTATCATTGGGTTCATTTCATCTCTTGTAAAAACTTTCATCATATATAATTTCCTTGACTTTCTGAGTAAACCACAGAATTTAGATAAGGTAGTAACATTCCTCAAGGTAATTAAAGGCATCTGGTCTTTCACTAGAAAGATTAGCATGTGGGGAATGAATCAACTCCTTGATGGCATTACTCGCGTATTTGGAACCAATCCAGAAAAGGGTGGTCTTGCACGCATATTTGATGGTATGTTTGGTGTTCTGCAGATCATGGGTGGTCTTGCAGGACTTTGGGCAGCATCTAGACTATTAATGCCATGGAAGTTGGTTACTGATGTCAAGTTCATGGCGGGACTTGGTAAAGCACTCAACATGGCAGAAAAGACCAGTGGGTGTGGTCCAGATGGTAAGAAACCCAGAACAAAGGGAAATACACTAGGTAAAGACGGTAGGACTGCTAAGGAGCGTCTTAGAGATATTCGCAAACTCAAGAGACAGAGAAAAATCAATGCTCTGAATCAAAAGATTGCTAAAGCTCAGAGAGTTGCTGCTAGAAATATCAAGCAGGCTGCTCTAAACACTCGGTCTGTTCAGGCAGCGGCAAGGAGAACTGCTGCTAGAGCGGCGAGACAGATTGCTGAGCAGTCTGCAAAGCAGTTTGCTGAGAGACAGGCAGCAAGACGTGCTGCAGGTCTCACAGGAGAGGCTGCAGAGGGTCTCACAAGACGTGCAGCAGACACCGTTACGGATGTTGCCACCAGCGGAGCACAAGCAACTAAACCCAAGCCTAAAAGTGCTCTAGCTAATTTTGGTAACTGGGCTGCTGATAGAGTTAAAGATGGTAAAAATACATTAACAACACTTAAAGATAAAGCAGTATCTGTTGCATCTGCTACTTGGGATTTTGGTAAGGGACAAATAAGCAAACTGAATGCTTGGTGGGGAAAGAATAGCAAAGCATTCATGGAATCTGCTAGACAGGCAGGTGCAGGTGCTTGGGATTGGGGAAAACAGCAAGCAAAGAAAATTGGTGATGTTGCTGCACTTGCTAAGGATCCAAAGAAACTTGGCGCACTTGTTACTGATAAGATCAAGCAAAACCTGAAACCAGTAATTGAGAAGAACCCCCAAGTCAAACAGATCATGGAGGTTGCCAAAAATCCTGGCAAGATGAAGGATCCTCTTATTAAGATGATGCAGAAAGGATTTAAGAATCCTGGCATCAAGTCTTTTAGGGACTTCCTTAATGCAGCAAAATCTAATGCTAAGGTTGGTGGTGTTGATAAGGTAGTTGCAACTATTCTTGCCCTTGTAGATTACGGTCTCTTTGGAGAATCTCCCATTAACGCACTTCTGAAAGCATTGGGTGGTCTGCTTGGATATACTGCAGGTTTTGCTATTGGTGCTCCCTTTGGTGGTGTTCCTGGTTTTGTCACAGGTGTTGCTGGTGGTTTTGCTGGTGAGTGGATTGCAGACAGAATTCTTGAGCAACTCTACAAACTTCCTGGACTTAAGAACAAGAAAGATCCTGTTGCTGCGGCATTGTTTAAGGGTTCTCCATATGCAAACAGAAACATAATTAGAGATCCTAACGCTGCACAGCCTTGGGAAGCAAATGCACTTACTGCTGCTCAGGGTGAGAAACCTGCAGAGATGGCAAAGGGTGGCGAAATGAG